AATGATGGTTACATCAAGGTTACTGCTGTAATGCAGAAGTTCTTTGATCAGGCAATCTCTGGTAATTGGTCTTACAATCCAGAGAACTATCCAGACAATGAAGTACCTGTGACCGTAATGGCACAAGATCTTCTTAACACATACAAGTATGGGTGGAAGACGTCGTACTACCAGAACACCTACGACGCTAAAAAAGATGGTGACGAACCCTCTAGTAATGTTGACAATTTGATTAACGAAATACTCACCTCGGAGGAAGAAGACTGTGACTCTTGCAAAGTTTGAAGGAAAAGGAATGACCGTATTTAACAAGAACAAAGTAAACACAAAGAAGCAACCCATGTTCTTTGGACAACCTCTTGGTGTTCAAAGATATGATGAATATAAGTATCCTACATTTGATAGGTTGACTCAACAGCAATTAGGATACTTTTGGAGACCAGAAGAAGTCTCTCTACAGAAAGATCGTTCTGACTATCAAACTTTAACTCCTGAGCAGAAGCATATCTTTACTTCTAACTTGAAGTATCAGATTATGCTTGACTCTGTACAGGGTAGAGGACCTGGGATGGCATTCATTCCTTACTGTTCTCTTCCTGAGTTGGAAGCATGCATGACTGTATGGGAGTTTATGGAAATGATCCATAGTAGATCCTATACTTACATCATTAAGAATGTGTATTCAGATCCAGGTGAAGTATTTGATACTATCTTGGAGGATCCAAATGTAATGCAACGTGCAGAGTCTGTGACTGCATCGTACAATGACTTCATTGAACATGCACATGATTATGACACAGGACAAATGTGGGATCTTGCAAGAGATGGACACACCACTGGTCAGTGGGATCGTAAAGAACTAAAACGTAAACTTTATAGGGCGATTGCAAATGTCAACATCCTCGAAGGAATCCGTTTCTATGTGTCGTTTGCGTGCTCGTTTGCTTTTGGCGAGAATAAACTTATGGAGGGTTCGGCAAAGATACTCTCTCTTATCGCTAGAGATGAAAGTCAACACTTGGTTATCACGCAGAATATCCTAAAGAACTGGGCAAACGGAGACGATCCAGAAATGGAAGAAATTTCACTAGAAGAAAAAGATCATACTCTTCATATGTTCAAGAAAACAGTTGATGAAGAGAAGGCATGGGCAAACTACCTGTTCAAAGAAGGTAGTATGATCGGTCTGAATGAAAAACTTCTTCATCAATATGTTGAATGGATTGCTAACAAGAGAATGAAAGCGATTGGTCTAACTCCAATCTATGATATTCCACTTAGAAACAATCCTCTCCCTTGGACTCAGCACTGGTTGAGTTCTAGAGGACTACAAAACGCACCACAAGAAACGGAGATCGAAAGTTATGTCGTCGGAGGAATCAAACAAGACCTCAAAGCAGATGCCTTCGCAGGATTCAGTCTATGATGACCTTCTAGAGAAGGGAAATGATCTTGGTCCAGACGTGACAGACATGCTCTGGACTGCTGCAAGGAAACAAGCAATGGAAAGATTGCACGAAGACTTAAGAAAAGATAAAGATTCTGCTACAGGTAATGAAACTGTAACACAGTGAACTACAAATGTCAGGAATTTATGATATAAATATAAATGTAGCAAGAGATACATTTTGTATTTGGTGCTACCATCTACGTTCATCACCTTCGGGTGACGCAAGTAGGTCGCGGAACGGAGCGTTCATCCTATGATACACTTAGTCGGACTACTATTAGCAACTGGTATGACCTGTGCCGATGTATCTGAAAAGATAGAGAAGGTCAGGAATCACAAGGACCTAACACCTATTCAAAGGGAAGAAGTCATTGAGATATATTCAGTTTACCTAACGGAGTCATTAGGACTAACTTGTAACTGGGACGCAAACGACTAAAGGAACGGGCGAAAATCCAATTACTTTAGGAGAAAACAAATGGCACAAATCGTTTACCGTGGGGTTTCTTACAACCCAGAAGAGTACAAAGCAAAAGTACTCGAAGAAGCAAGTCAAGAGAGAAATCGCGAACTTATGTATCGTGGTATCAAACTTGTAAAGAAAATGAAGTGAGGTAATGAACCATGGAAGTACTAGAAATTAGCATTGCCATGGCGGTTTTCCTAACACTTATCTACGGTGAGGTTAGACTGCTTCATAAAATGGGGCACTAAAATTAAAAAAATGATCTGGAGATCAACATAAAGACCCTAGGTATTGACACCTGGGGTCTTTTACTATACAATAAATAGGTGAAATGTAAGGAGAGTCATGAAACTTTTTCTGGACTGTTCTGATGCTGAATTAATCAAGACTTATTACGAAACAGGATTGATTGATGGTGTCACAACGAACCCATCACTCATGCTAAAAGCGGGTGAAGAACCCATGGAAGTATACAAGAAGATTGCAGATATCTTCCCATTCCATGCATCTATCTCTGCTGAAGTGGTAGGTGAAACAGCACAAGAAATGTTAGATCAGGCAGAACCTCTGATCAACATAGGACCAAACATTACTATCAAGGTTCCATGCACACCTCAGGGTTTGAAAGCATGTAAAGATTTGACTGATGATGACGTACCAGTAAATGTCACATTGGTATTTGATACTTGCCAAGGAATCTTAGCAAGTAAAGCAGGAGCAACTTATGTTTCTCCATTTGTAGGTAGAGTCTTTGACCAGTCGTTTGATGGCATTGGAGTCATCGAAGATATTGCAGATGTATTCGCAACTCATAACTCAAAGACTCAAGTTCTAGCAGCATCTATCAGAGAGGTCTATCAGGTCGCTCAAGCATTCAAAGTGGGTGCTGATATCTGTACTGTCCCAAGTAAAGTATTTGCAAAAATGTACTCTCATGTCTTAACAGACAAAGGTCTGGAGATTTTTGATAGAGACTGGAAAAACCTGCAAGAAGAATTGGGGAACCAAAAGTGAATGATTGTCCAAAAACGGATGATGACTTTAGAAGACTTCCAAGATCAGGGAGAGGAATCATGACTAAACGAGACTTGTTAGCACGGATTTACAAACACAAACAGGATCTTTATAATGGACGTTACCAAGGAGCATCCGAAGATTGGCAAGACGGAGCACATCACATGCTCAACAAATGCTTAGAACTAGCACAGGAGTATGCAGACTAATGAAAAAGAAAAATTTAAAAACACTCATACAAGATATTGAGATTGCCTTAGCAGAATTAAAGTCGGAAGTTTATTCTGACGCTTCTGCTTATCGTATAAGTACTGATAGTGATAGGCACACTACATATCTTGACATCAACGACGACGACGGTATCTGCGACTGATGATTACGAAAATCCTTGGACTTATAACGGTGTTATCTTTCATAGCGATGACATCGGTGAGTCTTATGGGTTTGTCTACTGCATACTTAATACACTCACTGGTCAAAGGTATATCGGTAGAAAGTACTTCTATCAATTCAGAACTCCAAAAGGAAAAAAACGAAAAGTTAAATCTGAATCTGACTGGAAGAAATACTATGGAAGTTCAAAAGAACTAATAGAAGATAAGAAAAAACATGGTGCATCAATCTTCAAACGCACCATTATCAGCATACATAATACGAAAGGTCTGGTAAACTTTAACGAGACCAAACAATTATTTCTCAACAACGTACTAACGGAGGCAATGGAAGATGGTTCCCCTGCATACTACAACTCTAACATTCTCGGTCGGTACATGCGAAAAGATTATTTTAATACTTGACAGACGCTAGGACATCGGTTATACTACTGAGGTAGTTCAGACACATGCTTTTCATGAGTTGGATTGATTTCCTAGACGAAGACATCACAGAGGAGAAATTCTATTTGGATGTCCAAATCGATAAGTTGCATACTCTAGTTGCCAAGGGGTACAAAGAAGATGCTGAAAAGTTGAATCTGAGTATACAAACTGCCTCAAAAATTCTTTTGGGTCAGTAGCACAGCGGATAGTGCAACTGCCTTCTAAGCAGTCGGTCGCAGGTTCAAATCCTGCCTGACCCGTTGCCCATCATAGGGCATTAACGGTCCATTAGAAAGGTACACATATGACTACAGCACAACGATTCTCGTCGTGTCTTTCCATCCTTGAGGATGCGATTGATAGACAGATTATGCTCGACTCTGATTATCCTATCATTCATCAACAGTTAATTAAACACTATGAGGACAAAGGAGTTGACTTCTACGGTGATGTAGACGAGGATTATGACATCCTACTTGCGAAACTCGAAGCAGACCTTTATTATTATGACCAAGACTAACGTGATTCACGAACGGTATCCTTACCGTTATGTTGAGCAAGGGACTCTCGACAACGGATTCCCTGACTATCGTATCCAAAAGTTCCATGACTGGACCCAGAGGTATCGAGACATGTATCTTCTAGACAACTCCATTCAACTGGATTGTGCTATCGAAGATTTTGAATACACTAAATGGTTAGATCCTGATCCTGAGGTACAAGCATACCGCAAGTACAACTAACATATGATTACTTTTATAGTTATTGTAGTGCTCATCGCAGCAACTGCATTTCTAATTCGTTATTACGATCCCCATTCCTAAGGGGATCGCTTTCTTTTCTACAGAATTAAAATGAACATGTACGACTTAGCAACTAATGCATTGCGAGATGCTGTAAAGCAAGCAATGGATGACAATGTTGACTCTTCTCTGCAGTGTGAACTGTGGAGGCATTATCAGGGTGTCAAGCAAATCGCTGAACAACTTGCACCTAAAAAAGAATCTTCAAACGTTTTTAATGTTGACTTCGGATACGATCCAGAAGGTAACATAAATATCTCGTCTGGATTAGTAGGGGCAGCAGATACAATCTCTTTCTCTACTGATACGAAGGATGTCGTCACCTTCTCCTGATCTTCCGCCAATAGATCTTAAAAACTAAATGGCATTAAGCGCGACAGGAATCACATATAGGTGATACACTGACGTCCAGACTACTGGGGGGTGGCGACACCCCTTCTTTTTTAAACATCATGCAAGTCTTTGATAACTTCATACCAAATAGAGAGTTTCGTCCTCTGCAAGAGGCATTTTTGGCAGAAGATTTTCCCTGGTTTTACAATCCTCGTGTGATCGCAGGACAAACCAACCCCGACTTATATCAAATGTGTCACAGTTTTTATATGAACTGGGAGTGGCAATCACAGTATCGAAACTTAGTGGCACCTGTATTGAATCGTTTGGATGTATTAACTCCTCTTAGAATCAAGGCAAACTTAACTTTTAAAATGGATGACAACTATGAGAGTGGTTGGCATCATGACTATGAAGCAGCAGGAAAGATTCAAGATCACAACACAGCAATCTACTATGTAACAACCTCCAATGGTCCTACATTGTTCGAGGATAGTAAGGTTGAGTGTGTGGAAAACCGACTAGTGTTATTCAAGAACAAAGATAAACACTGCGGTACATATGCCACAGATGCAAAAGAGCGAGTGGTAATTAACTTCAACTTTTTAACACCTTAATTATGGAATGGTTAGTACCTAATAAACTCATGGTTGCAGCGATTGCTCCCTTTGAAGAGTTAGAACAGTATGCAATGGCAGCAATAGAAGCAAAGGTTCCTCTTGGTGATGAAGATAATGTTTCTATCAAGAGAGAGTATGATATGAAAGTGCCACCTCTCTTTGAGAAATGGATGGTAGATACTATCGATGAGATGTTCTGGTTACACAAAGACGTCGGTGGTATCTTTGGAAATACTAAGGATAAGATGCGTATCATTAAGATGTGGGCAAACGAGATGCATAAAGGAGATCAGCATCAACCTCACTTGCACCAGTATGCATTATATTCTTTTAGCTGTTATATAAGAACTACTAATGATGACGCTCCTTTCTATTTTATTTGGAATGAAACTGGAAATCCAGTGCACATAGATGCTAACTCTCAAGGCCACGCCTTGATTTTCCCCTCCACCCTCATCCATACGGTGTACCCTAAGAGGACTGATGAGGTCAGAATTTCAGTGTCAGGGAATGTTGTAATAGATGTTGACAAAACTTAATCTTTCCTATATAATATTGTAACGTTTCTT